CCAACGTTAATTAGCCCAACCCAGGATCCACCAACAGTGGCGTTAACCGCAGAATCCGGCGCACCGGCTAACCAGGGAATGACCTCGGCCTATTCCACTTATACAGTATCCAAGTACAGTGGCCAGCAGACCATATCTCTAGAATTAATAGAAAGGTCAGATGCGATTTTCATGGATCAGCTTATGATCCAACTCGAGCGAGCTTATCTTCTTGCTACAGATGCCGCGGTAATCGCTGCTCTAGTTGCAGACGGTACAGTCGCAACAGCTACAGCCAACTCCGCTCTCGGACTTATCTCCTACCTTTCTACAGAATCGGCCGCTACCTATGCAGGTACTAGCTATTTTGCTAAGAACGTAGTTATAGGAAGCGGCACCTGGGCCGCCGCCATGGGTTACACCGATACAACAGACCGCCCTATCTTCAATACAACTACACCGATGAATTCCGCAGGACAAATCGGTAGCTCTTCCATTCGAGGCAATCTTTTAGGCCTCGATGCTTACGTGGACGTAAACGCGGTTTCTGTAGCTGGAGATGATGACTCTGCCTTCGTTATCGCTCCAGAAGCAGTAACTATCTTCGAATCCCCTACCGCGATGTTTTCCGTCAACGTGGTAAGCAGCATGTCCGTACATCTTGCGATTTATGGATACATGGCTCCGGCCGTATTGCAGCCTAAAGGCGTTCGCAGATACCTAAGCGTTTAATAACCCGGGCCACTCCCCAGCGTTTACAGCCCTTAACGCTGGGGAGTCTTAGGAAAAGGAAAAGTACATGACAGCTTCTTACGTAACAGAGGCCGAGCTTCGAGCTAATCTCGGCATCGGCTCGCTCTATAGCGCGCCCACTGTAGAAGAAGTATGTCAAACGGCAGAGGATCTACTTAATCAGTTTTTATGGTTCGACTCTTATCCAGTATCGGGCGCAGGTCTATTTAACGATGTAGCCATGGTCGTACTTTCGGCCCCGCTCACATATGTAACGGGCCAGGTGGTAACGCTAAGCGGATGCGGTGCTCTCTATAACGGCGCTCGGACTATTACCGGTACTTACCCCTATACCAATGGATCCGTAACGCTTCCCTACTTTATAAACTTTCCTTTTAATTTTAATCGCTTTCCTAATGGTTATTCTATGATCCAATTCGATTTAGTAAACGCCGATGTTAACTACTCCCAGATAGTGCCTTACGGCAAAGCCTTAGGCGTGGATACTAAAACCGCAGGCTACGCAGTTACCCCGGCAGTACGTGAGGCCGCCATGATTTTAGCTACTCAAATCTGGCAGAGCCGCCAAGTACCTAACGGCGGCGGCATGGATCTAGCTATGGGCCCTGCACCATTTCAGATAGGTAATAGCCTCATGGCGCGAGTGCGTTCTTTAATAGCGCCTTATCAAACACCGCGAAGCATGGTCGGATAATGCCCGCATCTATAACTACTCTTCGAGCCACGCTAGCAGCGTTACTAGATAACCCTGGCGTATGGTCAACCTTTGAATTCCCGCCTGCGAGCCCGATAGCTAACAGCGTAATTATTTCACCCGATGATCCCTACATTATTCCGGCTAACAATACGCAAGTAACTCTTAGCCCACGCGCTAACTTCAAAGTGACCTGTTTAATTCCTGCTCTGGATAATCAGGGGAACCTTCAAGGTATAGAAACTATGGTATGCGCCGTATTCACCCTTTTAACTACTGCAAGTTTCCCGTTAAACGTTTCCTCGGTTTCCGCTCCAACCATTTTGACTATCGGGAATGTAGATCTACTGGCAGCGGATTTATCCATAACCATTCTATCGAGTTGGAGTTAATAAATGACTACAGAGAAAGAACTGCTCGAATTCTTAATAAAAATCGGCCAGGTAGTACCAGGATCTAAACCCCCAGTAGCACCATCCCCAGAAAAGGAAGATAAATAAAATGGCAATCTATCTAAATAATAACGTGGGAGTAAAGCTCGCTACCTCGGGCGCTCCTACTGTTCCTTCTATTGATATTAGCTCGCTGGTAAGTGCGGTTACGTTAACGCAAACCTTCGAGGAGCTAGACGTTACCTCAATGGGTGACTCTTCTAGGGCTTTCGTAAAGGGCCTGGAAACAGCCCAGCTACAGCTTGATTTCTTCAATGACTGGGCTGCTTCTAGTGTGATGGCAACACTTAACTCATGTTTCGGGCTAACTATTGCCGTTTCTATGATTACCATTAAAGGTACTCCGGTAGCCGCTACTAATCCTACTTACCAGTTTTCCATTCTGGTAAATAATCTCACCCCTGTTGGTAGTGGCGATGTTGGTTCAGAGGCCGCTTCTAGTTTAACTTTTACAGTTAATACAACTGTAACAGTTTCTCCAACGGTAGTTTTCTAAGGTTCTATCATGGCATCGTTAAAGATTACTAGGGCTGGCAAGGATCCATCCGTACACCGGATTAGTCCTGCTCTTGAATATGCCTTCGAATTGGAATTCAAAGGCGGAATCGCCAAGATTTTAAGATTAGACGAACGCCAGTCGGACGTCTACTGGCTTGCTCATAAAGCACTCTTAAAGTCTGGCGCTACCGTTGCACTTAGTTTTGCAGAGTTCTTAGAAGAACTGGAAACTGTAGAAATTATTGATGACGAAAAAAATGGATAACGCGCGACTCTTTTACGTATCTGATAGCCCAGCTATCAATCGAAACAGGGATCGCGCCGCAGTACCTAATAGATCTCGATAGCGAGATGTTTCAGGCGATGCTCATGGTGTTTAAGAATAAAGCGAAGGAGTCAGAAAATGCCCGTAGAAGTAAAAGGCATTAAGCAGCTTCGCCGCGACCTTAGAAAGTTCGACCCAGAGCTATTAAAAGAGATGAATGTAGAACTTAAAGCCGCCATGATTCCAGTTAGAGATGCAGCGCGTGGCTTCGTGCCAGATGTAGCTCATGTGAGCGGCTGGGGCAAAATTCCACGTAAGGCCCGTAAAGTGAACCCGCTCTACCGGGCCTTCCCTAAATTCGATGCTTCGGTAATGCGTAAGGGAATCGTCTATAGGCAAGGTGCTAACAAAGCTAATAAAAATGGTTTTCAAGCCATGTTTTACGTAGCTAACCTTTCGGCTCCAGGTGCTATTTATGAAACAGCCGGCAGACTAGGTTTAGATGGTCAGCCGTGGGAAGGCCCTGTAACGGGCGGTGGTGGTAACCATGACTACAGCCATAGCACTAACCCCGGTGCGGGCGCGGTATTTATTCAATACATGCCCCCTATGTATGGAAAGAATAAGCAGCGCGGTCGTTTAATTTTTAAGGCCTGGGATAAAGATCAGGGTAAAGCGACTTTAGGAGTAATGAAGGCCATAGATAAAGCGGTTAACTCTTTTAATAAAAAGCGCTATGGACTGGCTGCATAATGGCTAACTTAATAGTAAGTGCTACCGCTGAATGGAATGGCAAGGCGTTAACTAAAGCCTATAAGCAGGTTAACTACTTCGAAAAAAGTATAGCTAAACTGGGTAAAACCTTAGCCGGTGTTTTCGCGGCTAGGCAAATTTATCGCTTCGGTAAATCCTCGGTACAGGCTTTTATAGCCGATGAAGCAGCTGCTAATAAACTATCTTCGGCGGTAACAAACCTAGGCCTATCTTTATCTGATACCGATATAGCTGGGTTTATAGATAAGTTAGAAAAACAGTCATCCGTATTGGATCAAGTTTTGAGGCCGTCCTTCCAGGCCCTTCTTACTACCACTGGAGACGTAGCCAAGTCGCAGGATCTACTTACTAAGGCGATAGATATAAGCCGCGGTAGTTCTGTGGATTTATCTACAGTTTCCCAGGATCTCGCTAATGCCTATGTGGGAATTACTCGAGGCCTTAAGAAATATAACCTCGGTCTAACTCAAACTCAACTCAAAGCCGCTAGTTTTGAACAGGTTATGGTTCTACTTAATAAGCAGTTCGCGGGAGCTTCTGCGGCCTATTTACAAACCTATGCAGGAAAACTAGACGTACTTAAGGTAGCCGCCGATAGATCTAAGGAATCAATAGGTAAAGGTTTAGTAGATGCCTTAGTTCTGGCAGCTGGAAAAGATGCAGACGTAATAGACGTAGCCGATGCCATGCAAAAGCTGGCAGACAATACGGCTAACGCTATTCGTGGCGTAGGAGTTCTTATAGGCAAGTTAGACACTTTAGGCAAGAATAAAGGCAGTAAGAGCGGCAGAGGATTCTTCGGCACTATTGTCGCTGAAATAGCCAGCGCTACTATGACGCCTTACAAAGACTTAGCTGCACTCGGTAAATCTACAGTTCTACCAGGCCCGGGAAAGTTTTACGATTCTCTTATTAAGTCCGGTAAAGAGAAACAGATGCAAAATGCCAAGATTAAGGCAGACGCTAAAAACCTAGCTATTCAGAAAGAGCTAAATAAGTTAGCGACCGCTAAGGCGCTCAAGGATAAACTTTCTGCTCAAGCTGCAAAGGTAGCCCTGCTTTTTAATCAGACTGCTATCAGTGCTACAGCTGCGCTAAAGAATAAACTTAGCGAAGAGGAGCGAAATAAAGTCCTGCTTATGCTCGCGCTCGAAATGGATAACACTAAAGAGGCAGAAAGATTAGCCCAGAAGGTAGCCCTGGCAAGTGATGAGACTGGCCTACTAGCTCAATTCCTGCGCACTCTACCCGATGCTAAAAATCCTTTCGCTGCCTGGGATGCTTATTTAAGTACCTTAAAAGCAGACTCTTTAGCAGCTGCGAGAGCTATAGCCGATGAGTGGGCTAAGGCTTATCAAACTCCTATGGCGGCTGCCTCGGTATCGAATTCCTCGGTTTCAGCTCCTAATACCGGGGCTTTCCCGAGATCTCAACCTGGAGATTTTAGAAAAGCAGAAGAGAATTCCATGCTGGAAGCTCCTAATGCTGGAGCCTTTCCTCGATACCAGCCCGGAGATTTTAGAGCGGCAGAGGAAAGATCTAACGCGGCGTACTACGCAAGCCTTTCTAATAACATGGGATCCGGTTTCTACGTAGGCGGTACTAAAATCGGTGGCGATGGCGGGGCTACCGTTATGAACTACAACATAACCTTAAATAATCCGGTAGGTGATGGAATTCAGACTATGGTGCAGGATGCCATACTCGACTTAAACCGCCTAGGTAATAACTTAATACCGGCAGGATCGCTCTAATGACTACTCCTACAGTTAGCGCGCTTATTAACTTTAGTACCGGGCCTAGCTTCGGGCCGACTGCCGTAATCGGCTACGCGGTATTCGGTACTGCCGTATTCGGTAACACTAACAGCGTAGTAGTAGATGTATCGGATCAAGTCTCAAGTATTGATTTTAAGCGGGGCCGTAATGCTTTAGCTAATCAGTTTCAGACGGGCCAGCTAACTCTAAAAATTAACGATCAGAACGGCGATTTTAACCCACAAAATACCACCGGGCCTTATTACAACCTGCTTAGCCCGATGCGTAAAGTTTCTATCTCTGCTAATTACGATAACGTTAACTACCCGCTCTTCTCTGGATACATAACTAGCTATACAACTACTACCCCGAAGTTCACCGGCGATATTGTCTATACAACTATTACGGCAGTAGATGGATTTAGACTCATGCAGAACGCCCAGATAACGGCAGTGGGTTCTAGCCCCAGCGGTCAACTAAGCGGCGCTCGGGTAGATGCTATTTTGAACCAGGTTTCCTGGCCCGCTTCTATGCGTAGCGTGAGCGCAGGATCTACCACGATGCAGGCAGACCCGGGCACTTCTCGAACTTCGCTAGCAGCCTTGCAGACCATAGAAACTAGCGAGTACGGGGCTTTCTATATGGCCCCTAATGGCGATGCAGTATTTAAGAGCCGAGCCGAGGCGGTGCAGTCGGTTAACACTACCCCGGTAGTTTATACAGACACCGGCCCGGGCCTTCGCTACTTTAATGCAGTATGGATCTTTAACGATGTACTGGTATTTAACTCCGGCTCTGCGACCAGGACAGGCGGCAGCGCCCAGACTTCGACTAATGCTACTTCTATCGCTAAATACTTTACCCATAGTTATACGACTACGGGCCTAATGATGGAAACCGATGCCGTGGCCCTGGATTACATACGAGCCTTTATAGCTTCTAATCAGGAAACTACTTCCCGGGTGGATGCAATTACTTTAGATTTATTTACAAACGATTACGACTTAGGA